GAAGCAACACCCGCAAGATAGATAAACATCCCAGCTCCATATGCAGTCGAGGCGGTATCGTTAGCTTGCACGATAGTCCCCAGCACTTGGTTTTGAGTTGTCGAAGTGTCGGCAATATTCTGCATGCCGGCGATTGGGTTTATTATTTGATAGTCAGACATAATTTTCTCCTGATCTGATTCCCGTTAAGCCTTCATTACGCCCTGAAGCGAACGATTGCTTACAGTCATATTGCCCTGCCAAATAATTGGCAAAACCTGTGCGTCCTGATTCACCGATGATTTCTCGGGGACTTCCGTCCAGTTTGCGTCGCGATGAGCGCAAATGCCGATGTAATCAGTGTTCAGGAAGTATGCGTGTTGATCAGGCATACCCGCCGCTAGACTGTCATATACCACATCCGCTCCCTTGTACTTGAGCGAGGTAGTCCCTGTCTTCAGATCTGTCGTATTGGTATAACGCTGGATGCTGGTTTGGCTGTTATCGAAGAACGTAAAGTACGTGTCATCCATTACAATCAAATCAGGCTGATCGTTATTACGAGTCAGATTTAACCACAACGGCAACATCAAACTTTCGATAGTTGTTGCTGATGGCGTGATAGCGCCGCCACCTTGAAGTGGTGCCGCTGCTGATTGCAATATCGATTTCCAGAACGTATAAGTCGCGGAATTAATGCCGCCAACCGTACCCGTTCCAGCATCGGACACAAGCGCTTGCAAACCGTTGATTTGGTTTGCAGCAGTGCCGTCGCTGTAGATATCAACCGAGAAGTTGTTACCAGCGGTTTTCATCGCATTCTTCAGCTTGTTTTTAACGAGCTTGATAATGCCTTCTTTGCCGCTGTTCTGCCGAACTTCAAGGCCGCTGGCTACGACGTTAATCGCAAGCTGCTTCCACGCGAAATTGGCAGCAGTAAACACTTCGCTTTGCGCTATGTCTAACGTGTCATAACCGCTATAGCGTTGGTAGGTGCCATTCTCGGCATAATCCAACGGCACCTGAATTTCCCAGCCGCCGGAGATCAGATCAACCCGATCCTTTTCCGTCAGACGCTGGTGCAACGCAGTGTGATTACTCACATTATCTGTGACGTACTTGTTCTTGAAATGGCGATACGTGATCGCCGAAATTTCTGTAAAGCTACTATTAGCTGGCATGATTAAACACCTTCTTTATCTACGCTGAAATGCGCTCGTCGACTAAGGCTCCAATAAAATCATCTACATTGTTTGAATGAGCAACACTTGGCGGCAATGTGCCAGTCGATTGAATGTTAGTTCCCCCAGCGCGTCGAGCGTTTGCGGCAGTTTGTTTTGCCTTGGCGACTCGATCTACGTTCGCTTTCGCTTGGCGATCAATATCCATCTTCGACGAAACATTATCATTGGCCGCTGCGGCCATCTTGTATGCTAAGTCTAAATATTGATCCGAGCTTAATCCGGGTTTACTTTCTTTCAAGCTAACGACGATAGGAACCATGTCATCATGGAGATCCTCATAAAACGGATGCGCTGCCGCAAAATCGTTTATGACGCCGCTTACAACTTGGCCTTGCTGGTGTAACTGTTGCTGGTTCTGTTGTGCAATATGATTTTCTTGAGCCTGCAAACGTTGCTGCAAATCAACAATTTGAGGATCGCTAGGGGCTTGTTGCTCTCCAGCGTGTTGGTTAGCTACATCGGCTAAGGATAATCCGCGACTTTCGAGAAGATAACTAGTAAACCCAATCGGATCTCTTTGCGCATAATCAGATAAAGAAAGTAGCTGTTCAAAACCCTGGGCTACATTCATACCGTTCATCGCAAATTGCTCACGCCTTGAGCCAGCTACCTTGTCAAGATCTTCGTAATATTTCCTTTGCTCTGCAACTTCCATTGTCTTTTTCGTGTAATCAGCCTCTTGCTCCTTAACGCGATCTGAAATCCATTGCTGGCTCTCAGGCGGTAAAGCGTAATATGCTTCACGATCTTTCGCCGACATCGACTGGGGTGCTGTAGTGATCTGAGATTCAGGCTCAACACTTCCCTCGTCGGTTTCGGTTTCCGCCGATACTTCGACGGCTTCTTGGGGTACGGATTCCTCCGCACGATCCCTAATTTCTTCTTCAACAGGCGATGACTCAATATCGGATGCTTCGGCGGCGTCGAACTGCTCGCCAATAAAATCCCCAATAGATTCCTCTACCGGCTCTGCACCAATTACCGCATCATCAGTCATATTCTCACCCTGTTGGTTACCAATCAATTTCGTGGGCCATGTCTTGTGCGGCGCGATCAACAGCTCGATCTATTGCTTCCTCATGCCGTTGCCGCCCGTACTTTTTAACATCTTCAAATTCGCCCTTCTCATGGATACGACATCCATGCTTCAATAAATTCTTTGCGTGTTCGCGCTTCCCGTCGATAATGTCGCCAGTGATTGGGCATTCATATGCCGCATAATCACCAACCACATACGGCCCAGACGCACGCTTCTCTGATTTGGATACAGACTTCCCGTAACTCGATCTGTCCCAGGAAATCTTATCGTAATTGTCTTTATATGCGCTCATAGTTGGATTATTGCAACATATTGCCCATGTCATCAACCACAATCGTGGTTTCAGTCATTTCTGGCTCGCCAGCCACCAGCATTGTTGTTTCGGCTAACGGCAAATTAGTCGCCGACACCACAGATTTAATGCGATCCATAATTTCAGCAGCCCGAGTAATCGCCTGCTCTGGATCGGCGGGCCTGTTTTCGCCCTCATTAAATTCCGCCATGATTGCCTTAGCCAGCTCAACTTGCCGCTGCTTATCGGCTTCCATCGCCTCGAACTGCATCTTTTCGCGAGCCATCAGCATGTCTGCTTGTATTTTATTCGCCACATCAGGCTCTGGTTTCTGCGCTTCAAATTCCTTAATAGCTATCTCGCGCTCACGCAATACCAGTTCTTTTTCTTGCATCGCTAGATCTGCTTGCTTGATCTGAGACTCTAACGTCATCTTCGCTTGATCAATCTGCATTTTCTGCTGAACTTCTTGCTGTTTGATCTGAGCTTCCTGCTGCTCAATCTGCAATTTCATCTGCAATGCTTGCTCGACGCCAGTCCCGCCCTCTTCGCCTTGGGCCTGCGTTGGATCGTTCTCACCGATCATGTCTAGCGCATCCTCAACTTCGCGTCCGAGCTTGAATCGACGCACCGCCGCCATAATCATTGCTTTAGCCGCCTCTAGTGGCAGATACCCAGACTCAACTGCTGGGCCAGCATCGGCAATAAATGCTGAGACACCTTGGAGTAACTGAGTGATAGCCTGTTGATCTGCGGCGTAATCACCGGAGATCGTAGAATCTGTCTCAATATCGACGCGGAAGCTGCGCTGCTTATCATCGCGCAATAATTGTATGCACTCCTCCCACGTCGGTTTTTCCAGAATCTCCATAATTTCCGGGGGTATCTCTGGTGGCTGTTGTGGCGGCTGTGGCTGTTGTGGAGGCTGTCCAGGCTGTCCAGGTGGCCCCATTGGCGGAGCCTGCATCGCCATTTGTTGACTTTGCAACATCATCTGAACTTGCTGCTTTTCTTGCATCGACGGCAATTTAATGTCCGTCATCATCTGCAACGATTCCGGCGTGAATTGCTCACTAATAATTTCAGCAGCAATACGAATTAAATCCCTGGCGTATCGTTGTATATCCCGGCGTGAATCGTCCAGGCGCATCGTGCCGAACTGCACCTTGAGCTGTTGAGCACCCAATGTCTCCATTGCCGCACTGCTGCCGCGCATAATGTCAGCAATGCCGGTGATTTCGTAAATGGTTGTCTTGATCTGCTCTCGCTGCTGGTAGAGCTGCCCGAGAATGCCTGCGATCTTCTCAATCGGCCACATCCAGATGGCATTGTCTAGCCCACCGGATTGCATCAGCGGCAAAACGTCCTGCGCTGGGATCATCATGTTCTCGGATGCGTCCATGATGTTCTGCATCTCAGTGATAGTGCTGTCGTAAATGCCACGGACTTTGCATGCGGCGATAATTCCTGAAATTCTAAGCGTAATTTTGTCTAGCTCATCTGCTTGATCACGATAAAACCGAAACGGCTCAACCGGCACCAAGCTGTCAGTGCTTTCCATTGCGTAGAGCGGGCGCGGAGTTGGGAAGAAGTTTCTGAGTTTTAATGGATCTGGCTCCGTCTTCAGCGGGCGCTCTTTTAACGACTTCGAGATGTAAATTACTTCCTTTTGACGGTTGCACCACACCTCCCACACCGTCGCTCGCTTAAACGTATCCGTCGCTGGCGCACCGTCCTTGTCGTCCAATCCCATCGGCGACTAATCGAGCGT